GTCGTTCACCCTCTCTTATCGGAATCCGTTACGCAATTCCAAGCCCAAGCGTATAAGGAATTACTTCCGCCGGATGGCCCCGTGAGGACACAAATTGTTGGAGATGCAACGCCTGAAATAGAGCAGCAATCTAATCGTGTTTGTGAATTTATGAATTACCAGATTACACAGGTAATGAAAGAATATGATCCAGATATGGATTCATTATTATTTTATTTACCATTATCTGGCTCAGCATTTAAAAAAGTTTATTATGATAGTGTTTTAAAAAGAGCTGTCGCAAAATTTGTGTCATCAGAAGATTTAGTCATTAATTATTATGCAACAGATTTAGATAGTGCTGAAAGAATTACTCATATTATTAAAATGAGTGAAAACGATTTAATTAAAAATCAAGTAACTGGTTTTTATCGCGATATAGAACTTAAAGATGGATATGTTAATTCATCAGATTCTGTTGATAAAGTTCATGAATTAGAAGGAACAGAAAAAGGTATTTCAAGTGATGAAAATATGTACACCATACTTGAAATGCATGCTAATTTAGATGTTCCTGGATTTGAAGATGAAAGTGGTGTTAAACTTCCATATATAGTTACAATAGAACAATACTCTAGATCAATACTATCAATTAAACGTAACTGGAATCAACAAGACCAAAGTTTTAGTAAAATACCATATTTTGTACATTACAAGTTCCTCCCAGGATTAGGCTTCTATGGATTTGGCCTAATTCACATGCTGGGTGGTTTATCGCGAACAGCAACAAGTGTTTTGCGGCAGTTAATTGATGCTGGTACACTCGCGAACCTTCCAGCAGGCTTCAAGGCCCGTGGCATGCGTATACGTGATCATGATGAACCATTACAACCCGGTGAATTTCGTGATGTAGATGTAACAGGTCAATCAATAAAAGAATCACTAATGATGCTTCCATACAAAGAACCATCAGCTGTATTATTTCAGTTATTAGGTTTTGCTGTTGATGCCGGTAAATCTTTTGCAGCCATTGCTGATATGAAAATGGGTGAAGGTAATGAACAGAACCCTGTTGGCACAACTATGGCTTTATTAGAACGTGGTACAAAAGTTATGAGTGCAATTCATAAAAGAATGCATTATGCACAAAAAACAGAATTTGTAATTTTATCACGATTATTCGCATTATATTTACCACCAGAATATCCTTATTTTGTTGTTGGTGGTGATAGAATGATTAAGCAACAAGATTTTGATGAACGTGTTGATATAATTCCAGTTTCTGATCCAAACATATTTTCAATGTCACAACGTGTCACATTAGCACAAACACAATTACAAATGGCGGGTGCAGCACCTCAATTACATGATATGCGTGAAGCATATAGAAGAGTGTACCAAGCTTTAAATGTAGATAATATTGACTCAATTCTCAAGCCAAGTCCTGACGAACCGGAACCTATGAGTCCGGCGATGGAAAATTCAATGGCGATGAAAGGACAAAATCCAAAAGCATTTCCAATGCAAGATCATCAATCACATATGAAAGCTCATGGTGATTTTATGTTTACACGTATGGTTCAAATTAATCCTCAATTATATGCAATGATGCAATCACATGTATTTGAACATATTGCTATATTGGCTGGCGAAATGATTCAACAAGAATTTAAACAACAATTAGATCAAATAAAACAAATGGAACAACAAGCACAACAAAATCCTCAAATGCAACAACAGTTACAGCAACAATCTAGTCAACTAAATAATCAAATGGCTAAAAAACAATCTGAAATTGAAGCAAAAATAACTGAACAAGTAGCGAAAGAAGAAGAAGCAAGAATGGGTGCTAAACAAGATGATCCATTAGTAAGATTAAAACAACAAGAAATTGATTTACGCGCTATGGAAGTAATGACTAATCAGCAACGTGAATCACAAAAATCACAAGTAGATATGATGATGGAAACTGAAAAATTAGATCTTGAACGTGACAAACTAGAATCACAAACAAGTATTGATATTATGAAAGCTTCTGCTGACATAGATAAAACTAAAACGGCTGATGCAAATCAAATGTTAAAAGAAAATATGGCAATGACGCGTGAGGCGATGAAAGATAATAATACTACCCAACGTGAAGCTATGAAAATGCAGTCACAAGAAAGGATAGCGAGGACAAATGCACGATCCCGAGGAAATGGAAAAGAACGTAGCTAAAATTACTGACGTTATGAAAAAAGTTGAAGAACTTGCTCGTAATGAAATTAAAACTAAAGATGATCAACTATTAGTTGCAGGTGCACTATTAGCTATAACAAGAAATTTATATGTTAATTCAATTGGCGTACATGACGCTGCAAAAATGTTTGAAGCAGTAGCGAATAGTTTTATGTTAACTGAAGAATTTATTGAATTTCATAAACCTACATTACACTAATGACTAAACCAGGATTATGGGCAAACATACATGCCAAAAGAGCTAGAATAAAATCTGGCAGTGGTGAAAAAATGAGAACTCCAGGATCAAAAGGAGCACCAACAAATAAAGCGTTGAAAAAAAGCGCAATGAAAAAAGGAGGATTAAAAAATGCCAAAAGTAGGAAATAAAACATTTGCATATGACTCGAAAGGGTATAAAGATGCAGAACAACA